GGTACATCAACCATCCAATAATTAATAAAATGATTCAGGAGTTCATACTCAGATGGACAATGATAATAAGTAACATCATTACGAGTATTATTAAATGGTTTAACTCCCCAGGTTGTAATTTTCTTGGTTGTATAATCCTGAATACTGATAGACAGGATTTCTTCTGAAGCAGATTCTACATCAGGGAATCCTTGTTCTGAGGCAACCTCAATATCCAACGTTACAAGTTTGATTTTACTAATGTCAAACTTAATTTCATCTTCTGGATACTTTTCTGAGATATACTGATAGATATATCGATCATTTCCATAGATCTCAAATCCATCCACATTTTCATACTTACTATAAAACTCACGACAATCTCTAACAGTTCCAGGTTTTACAGGTTCTACTGCTTCTCCACTTAATGTTCTATACTTGGAGTCTTTTTTAGTTTTTACATAAAGAGTTGGAAAGAACTCATCTCTTATTTCAAATCTTTTACCATTCTGTACTCCACGAACCAAAAATTGATTTCCAATCAATTGAACATTAGTGTAAAAATTCATTCTTTAGTCAAGTCCTTGTATTTTTCAAGAAGTTTTGGTGTCGGATCAGCAAGTGTTAAAATTTTATCCGAATTCATCATAAAAGTATTTTCTTTTGTATATACATGAAGAAATGGTTCTAATGTTTGATCACTTCTTACTACAAACGGATTAACAAGTTTGCAATCAGGTTCTCCAATATCAGCACCAACTTCTTCAATCTGACTGATCAGAATTTGGTTGTTGGTTAATAACAATATTTTGACTATTTCCATTGTTTAAAATATCCTCTTGATACATTTTAGAAAGTTGATCGATTGGTTCCACTATGGTAATTACCCAATCCAAGGATACTGGAATTTTTGTATCCTTTGAAAGAAGAATCCAAGGAACCAATCTAATCTTAACAGAATCAGATTTTTCATCTTCTTCTTTCAATTTCATTTTAATATGACAAGGTTTATTGAAGATATATCCAACTACTTTTTCTTCAATAACCATTTCTTGAATATCTGCGATTACATCCTCTCCAGATTTCAATAGTGCAAGTTTTACAGTCATTTTTGTCTCATACCTCCGATTATTCTAGCAATAAAAAAAGGAGGAGTCAAGTTTCTCCTCGTTTTTTTGCTTCTCTCAATTTTGCCTTTTCACTCATTTTTCTTTTCGTCTCTTCACTCATTTGTTTTTTTGCGTCACTCATTTTTCTTTTTGTCTCTTCACTTAATTTTTTACTCATATGAGATTTACTTATTTTATTTTTCGTATCCTCTGTTAATTTTCTTCCAGTCCACAGTTTTGATAATTTTTGTTTTACTTCTTCTTTACAGGGGCGTCCTTTTGAAGATTCTCCGATTTTTCTCTTTGTTTCTTCACTGTGTCTTCTCAATCTCATCATAGATTTAGTTTCTTCCGAGTGCTGTATAAATCCAGAGGGTTGACATCCACCACTATGTATATTTTCCAATATACCAGTTCCTTGACTTTTTCTACCAAGAATTTCGATTAAATAAATTTCATGCTTAAATGCATCTTCCTCCGTAAGATTGTCCTTCAAAATTACTATTCTTTCATTTGGAGGTATTAAAACAGAGTGATTTTTATCCCAAGCTCTTTTACCTTTTCCTTTACCAATATAATAAGGAATATTATTTTCATCAAAATAAGCATATGTATAATATTCCATTTAAAATCACACCTACTCTTTATTGGTATTTATAAAAAATGAGGAGTTATCCTGGATTTTGCCAGGTGCTCCTCATGCGCCGACGATATTCAATTATATTTATCTCTTTCTTTTAAACTTACAAACTTTCTTTCCAGGAAGCATAGCATATGTAGTGGTTTTTCCATAACATTTTGGTTTTGATGGCATAACACCATATCCAAAATCACCTTTCATTTCTTTAATTATAGAGACAAATTCCTGAAAAGTTTTCATTTTTTTTTTTTTTATTTTTATTTAGAGATAATCTTTTCTCTTATGATGCTCTGGAACAATCCTACCAAGAGTGACTGTCAGAAGTCCATCCTCAAAATCAACTGATCTAACTTCTGTGTCATCAGAGAGTGTCCAGGAACGTGTAAATGACCGTTGAGCAAGACCCTTGTGAAGATAGCTTGATTGTGTTTCTTTATCTTCTTTTTTACCATCTACAAAAAGTTTTCCATCTTGAGTATAAACAAATACTTCTTTCTTTTTAAATCCAGCAAGTGCAAGTTCAAGCCTCGATTCTACGTTGCTTACTTGAACTAAGTTGTAGGGTGGATAGTTAGAAGTTGTTTCGTGAATTTTAAAAATACGATCAAAGTATTCATCCATACCAATCGTATTGCGATTAATTCTTTCCAGCAAAGCAGGAAGATCCGCAGATGTAAACCTAGAGGTTCCAAGGTTAGTCATTATGGTAGCTCCTTTAAAAGCGAGGTTTGATTGTGTGATCCCTATAAGGCGATCATTAATAATTTATATTAGTTTGTATTATTTTTCAAGTGTGGTTTTTACTACACTATTCTTAACAGGTCTTCCAAATGTTCCGGGAGAAAACTTCATACCTTTATTCCAAGCAGGTTTGCCACTCATAGACATACTAGTTTTCTGTCTCGATGCTTTACTTCTTTTTGATCCAGAAGTACCTTCTCCACCATCTGTCTTATTAACCAATACACCACCACTATCTTTTTTCCCCCAAAATCTTATGAGTTCTATTTCCAAAGATAGTGCTTCTTGTTCCGTTAGATTCTCTTTTATTCTTACTATTCTATCTCTATCAGGAGGTCGTTGAGCCAATCCCAACTTTCTTTTGTTTGTGTCTCTAAATCCAGAACCTTTTCCAATATAATAAGGAGAATATCTATCTTCGCGCAAATAAGCGTAAACGTAATACTTTTCCATCTGCTTTGTTTGTGGTTATAGTTATTTATACAAGAAAAGGGGCATTTCTGCCCCAAATCTCTTTGCTTGAATAACCACAAACAAGCACTATTATTTATCAACCAAGAATACTATCTCTCCACTCTTCACTCATATTCACCATAATTGCTTCTGCTGCTTCTGGCGTTTCAGCATATCCTTCATCAAGAAGGTGCGAGAGGATGATATCGTAAATATCTACTTGTTCTTTTGGTTGACTTAAAAGAGTTCCCGTTAACCTCATTCTTCTTTGTCTTGCTTCATCCTCTTGTCTTTTTGCTTCTTCTGGATTTGTTCTTTTTAATTCTGCGCTTCTTGCAGCAGAATCTCTATATGGAGTGGTTATACTTCCTGCTGCTGCTGCTAGTCTTTTTCTTCTTGCTTCCGCTTCTGCAGCAGTGAGTGAAGCAGATGTCCTTGGTTTATCACGATAATATCTACCTTCATCATCAATTGCTTCAGTATAAACTTCTCTATATGCTTCTTGAAGATTGCGAATGTCTTTAGAGTCCATCTTACAAATACTTTTTAGTTATTTATAAAAGAGAAGAACGGTAAAAACCGAACTTCTCTTTAGGGTGTTCCGACTTTTGTAGAGACCGCACGAAAGGTCCCATACTTATTTATTCAGTTTCTACTGATTTTCCTTTTTTACCAATATTATATTTTTGCTCCAAAATCCAGTCACCTTTATCTTTGTACGAAAGAACTTTAATTTGATTCAGAGGGGCAATATCAGATACTTTATCTTGATCAATCACGGTAATCAATCCCCAATCGGCAAGCAGACGAACAATACGATTACGTCTTTGAACGTCGTTTACAGTAAGATTGGCATGTTTGCCATCAAGAGCAAATAGTTCTTTAAAGTGAACAATATAATATCTTCCTTGTTTGTGAAGAATATGGCAAGACTGGTAGAGTTTTTTCTCCTTTCTAGAAGCAACTCCGATACGAGTCAGAGTTTCACGAACCTTTAGAAAATCATCTGGTTCATTTAGGATAACTTCCACCATTTGGTCTTGTGACCAATTTACTTGTGGTTCAATTGTTTGGGTTGTCATTTTGTTCCGCCAGTTTCAAGTCGTTGTTTAATAAAGCCGATTTGCTCTTTCGACAAAATTTTCAGTGCTTGATATGCTTTTTCATTACTATATCCATAGTATTGTTTTACACATTCTAAGTCTTTGATTTTATCTTTACGGAGCCAGGGAGAATACCTCTTCCTTTTTCTTATAGTATTTAGATAAAATGAATATTGCATATCTTTGTCAAGATGATGATTTATATTCATCTCATTTGTATACATAATGCAGTCTATATGACCACTAAGACAACGATTAATAATATAGGGCGCATAATCTTTAATATTTGATGCATCTTCAATTAAATTTTCTTTTGAAAAATTTATTGAATTCAACCAATCCTTCAATTCAATGCTCATCGAATAATCTCCAAATCAATTCCAGGTTTCCATAACTCAAGTTCAGTTCTAAGTTTGTTATCTTGAAGCAACTTTTCGTACCTTCGCGACGCCTTAACTTTCCACCATTCAATAACTTCTTTGGGTTCGTATCCAAACTTAGAAATATAATATCTCTTTTTTTCAGTCAAAGACTTGGCATGTTCAATACACTTTTTAAATTCTTGCAACTTTGAAGAATCTTGAAGAGACTTTGTGATGATTGAAATCATCTTAGTTTGTATTTTAAGTTTTTTTGAAGACTTATCTGCCGAGATTAATCTTTCTCCACCATTAGCGTTATTGTTGAACCACCAGAACATTTCGCGAAAATAATCATCATGAAATAATGGAAGGAAGTTACTTTCAGTATCTCCTATATGACGAATATAAGGTTTAAGACCATCATACATGGATACGCCTTTTGTTGTACCGTACAATGAAGTTGTTTCAAAGTAATGCAAATCAGTTCCATACTTTGAATCAAATTGTCGTTTGAGTTCATTTGATGATGCCAATAGTGCTAATAGTTTTCCTCCAAGATAATTGTATCCAAATGGTTGCACTGGAACAATGTTGAACCCCATTACAAACTCACTATTAATCCTCGATAAAGAAAGTACTTCGCCAAAGTAATCATTTCTTGGTTTAGAGTTAATAGTTGGTGACCCGAATCTAATAACTCCAATAATTTTATTCGTTGTATCCTCAGTAACTATCCATTTAATTGTTCTTCCT